CCGCGTGCCTCCAGGGTGTCCAAAATGTTGTCCAGCGCCCCGCCGCCGGTGCACTGGAAGGACAGGTAGACCGGCAGACCGTCCTCCTGCTCCGGCTCGTCCGTGCCGCCGTCCGATGGCGAGGGGGACGGGCTGGGTGTGGGCTGGGTGCCCTGGTTCAGCTCCTGGAGGTATTTATAGTAGCGGGTGGGCATGGACAGCCCGCTGGCCGAGGTGACAAACTGCTGGGTGTCCAGCCGCTCCTGCCCGTTTGTGATACGGATCAGGGTGCCGTAGTTGGTGGGGGTATAGGTGTAATTCAGTCCAAAGAAGCTGCACACCCCGGCCAGGGGGACAAACACCCGCCCGTTGCGCAGCGCGGCACGCATGTCCTTCGCCTCTCCGGAGAAGCCGTCGGTGCAGGTGCCCGCGTTCAGGTCAAACACAAGCATGCCGTTCAGGCTGTAGAGGGTAAACTTGTACTCGGTCTCCGTCCGCTCCTGCCCGTAGGAGACTCCCAGGTTCACCCCCGTCACCGTCCAGTCGAAGGCGGTGTAGGGCACATATATGTCCCCGTTGATCCAGGCGGGCATGGCGGACAGGGGCAGGTCCAGCATCTGGTCGTTCTCCGCCATCAGATAGATGGTGATCTCATCCGCCTTGGCCGTCCCGGCCAGCAGGAGGCTCAGGAGCAGCGCCGCCGCGCACAGGCCGGACAGATATTTCTGGATGCGGCGCATGGCGCCCCTCCCTTCCCGGCAAAAGCCGTTCCTTTCTTGTCATTCCGCCATGAAGCCCGGCGGAATGGCCGCATGACGCCGGATTTCGCAGTCCCGCCCCAAGGCGGGAGCAGGTGGACCGCGTCAGGTATAACCGCC